GGCAACCTTTTGCCTACGCTCCAAGGCCTGTGAAGCCTCGCTTCGAGGTCGATTTAGGTTGGCGGCGGCTGTTGAGCGCCGCGTCACTGCTCTACACTGGCGGTAAAGGAATGAAATCCAACCGTTAAGAAGACAACGCTCTTCCGTGGTCGAGTCTTCGCTGGTTTACCAGCGAAGTGTTGACCGTTTCTGAACATCAACCTCTTTATGTGGAAGGAGAACTCTCCATGCCCGCTGTTGCCAATATCGTCTTGGCTGACGCACAGGCGACCCCTGTGAACCACACGTTCATCCCGCTCGGACCTGACACTTCTGGTGTCTGGTGGTTCGAAGACCAGAACTCCGGCTCTGCCGAAATTGGGTGGAACCGCATCAGCGTAGAGCTGAAGCGACCTCGCAATCCGGCACCGGGGCAATCGTCTTCGAGCCGTCTGTCGCGCGTGAAGATCGGCATTCACACGCCGAAGCTCGAAACGCTGGGCAATACGTCCGCGGGTCTCACCCCGCCGGCGACTATTGCCTACATTCCTCGTTCGACGCATGAATTCATGCTTCCTGAACGTGGTACTCTGCAGGACCGAAAGGACCTGCGGAAGTACGCCGAGAAGGTGCTGGCGGACGCCAACATCGTTTCGGTGATCGAGCAGTTGCAGTCCTACTTCTAGGACTGTGATCTTCAATCCGCCTTAAAAGGCGGTAGCAACTTCTTTAACTTTCGTTTGGAGGTTCTGTGCACGATTCGATTGATCGAATTGGCCGGGTATACCTGGCCTTGTGCAAGGCGATAGACACACCGGTCTCTTTAGGTTGCTGGTTGCGATACAAGTACTCCCATAAGGAGCTTGCGTCTGCTTCCATTAACCCGAGAGACTATCTCGATCCAGACAGCTTCTTTGCAGATTACCTAGTAATAAGTTACTTGTCGAAATACAAGGAACTTAAAACCGGGATCGACACTGAAGCCGAGGCTCTTCGGCGATTCACACACGCCGAACAACAATGCGCAGAGACAAACAGGGCTTTACGCGCCTTGCGATCGGGGATCTTCTCCCCGGTGCACACTGTATTTCACAGTGCGCAACGAACAATCGCTCGGCTGCTCGGTCCTTTCAGTCTCTTTCGCCTTGATGGTCGAGAGGGCTGGGGTCCCGGAGCCACGCTTGAGATACCTCGAAGGCGTGCTTTCCCGGACACCAAAATGTGTGAACTTCCCATAACGGTTACTCGTTCTGCTCTAGATTACCTCAAAAGCGTGATCGAGTCGGACCTTCATTGGTCCTATGCAATCTTGGGTACGTTCCCGGAAGGACCGTACTCGTTGCTACCTTCCACGTTTAAAATCGTGAAGGGCAACAGATTGACTACCGTTCCTAAAAACGCGAAGACGGATCGTGTGATTGCCGTTGAACCTAGGGGAAACTCCTTTCTCCAAAAGTCAGTTGGTAGTTACTTACGCTCACGCCTTAAGCGCGTTGGTGTTGATCTGGACGACCAGACTCGGAACCAAACGTTGGCCAGGATGGCCATCGATTGGGACCTTGCGACCATAGACTTGTCTATGGCGTCAGACACCATCTGCACGGAGCTCGTTTACGAGCTTCTGCCTCTGGACTGGGTGATGTTTTTAGATTCACTCAGGAGCCCGTTCACGGCAATGCCGGACGGGACTCAACTCAAGAATGAGAAGTTCTCCTCAATGGGGAACGGATTCACTTTTGAGCTCGAGTCGCTCTTATTCTGGGCCATCACACAGGCCATTACAGATGAGGAGTACCCAGGGGGTACAGTGGCAGTGTACGGTGATGACATCGTCTGCCAAAAGCAGGTCTCCGGGAAGTTAATCGCAGCCCTACGTGTGGCTGGCTTCGTACCGAACGAGGAGAAATCCTACGTGGACGGCCAGTTTTACGAAAGCTGCGGTAAACACTTCTTTGGAGGTTTCGATGTCACACCTGCCTACCAGAAGGAGAGCCCGTCCTCGGCTCCTGAGGCTATTCGTCTGGGGAACAGGCTCATCCGTCTTGCTGATCGTCTTGGTCGCGGTTTACGGCTTGACACACGTGTTTTCAACGCGTGGTCAGCCGCTCGCCGCTTCTTCACAGACGTTTCAGACCTTCAGCTCCCATTCGGAACTGAGGGTGACGACGGATGGCTTGTCCCTTACGACGAGTTCGCGTTCGGAAAAACCGAACGTAGCCGCGGGGTCCGATGCCGTGTTCTCCGGAAGCCTCAAGTGACCTTTCCCGGTCACGAAGAGGCCCTGTACGCACTTACCCTACGAAAAATGGCCAACCTTTCTCCCCTCGTGAGGGATTGGGCGCCAGATCGAGTAGGGCACCTGAATCGTGAGTCAAAGACCACCGCGCTTGACAAGCACGGTAATTTGTCTCGTGAGTCAGGGAGGTACGTGAAAACGTACCGCTGGGTCGTCCCAGTTGGAG